CGCCGCGGGGAGAAGATTATTGATTTTAAGGTCGTCTAAAACCGGTTTCAGACGACCTTTGGAGTAAGAAAATATGTTCGGATTGATTAAAAGCGCAAATCGGAGAACCGCCATCAAGACATTGACGAGCGCGACTGAAGACGCTTTGGAAAGCCTGTTTTCCAACATGGAAGGCACGGACGCGCTGCTTTCGCGCCTCGGTGTGGACAGGCAGCAGGCATTGGATGCGGTAGTAAGCGATGACGAGGTAGCTGCCTGTTTGGAGGATTTGCACGCGGCGATGCTCAACAAACCTTGGCGGATTTACGGCGAGGATTTGGGCGACGAGGATAAAGACCGCCTGTGGAAAACGCTTAAACGCCACCTGCCCGCGCTTGCCGAAATCGTCCTGACGGCGCGTCTGGGCGGATACGGTGTGGGTCGTTATGTCTATCAGCCAGAATCCGACGGCTTTTTGACGATTAAACACATCAGCAATAAAAGCGGCGAATTGGCTAAATATATCCCCTATCGCGACGGCTCGCTGGTGTATCGCGGCAGCGGCGGCGAAGAGGCTTGCAATACGGATGTCCTGTATCTCTTTATTGCCCATCGTGCGACCTCGACCAATCCTGCGGGCGAAATGGCGGCGGCGCGGCTGTATGCGCCGGTTGCCCTGCGTAAAAAAGGCTTTATCTATGCGGCACAATTCATCACGCGCTACGCCCAGCCGTATTTGATTGCCAAAATCCAAGCCAACGGCGAGGATGACCACAACAGCTTCATGAGCCGTTTTTATCGCTTTGTGAGCGGCGGCGCATTAAGCATCGACCGCGAGGACGATGTGATGATGCTGCAAAACAGCGCGGACGGTCAGGCATTCCGACATCTGGAAAACCTCGCCAATGCGCGTATCCAAAAAACGCTGTTGGGCAAGGTCAAAACCAGCGACCTTGAAACCGCCAGCCGCGCGAGCCAAGAGACCGAAGAAAACAACCGCGACGAGCGCATCGGCGCGTACCTTGCCCTTTTGTCCCGCGCCGCGCAGCACTTTATCGATGCGCTCGTGATGGTCAATAACGCCTACGGCAAGACCATCAACGCGCCCAAGGGCGTATGGTTTGAGTTCGAAGATGAAATCAAGGTTGATAAAACCCGCGCCGAACGCGACAAGATGTATATGGATACGGGTCAGCTCGTGTTGACCGAAACCTACTACCGCGACATCTTGGGATTCGAGCCGGAGCATTTCGAGCTGCGCGACCCGAAAACGTCGTCTGAAAACCCCGCGTCCGCCAAATTCAGCCTGCGCCTGTCTGACGGCCTTGCCCATAATGCGCCCGATACGGCGGAGCAGGCAATCGCCCGCCCGAAAATGGAAGCGGTGTTGGCTTTACTGGAAAGCTGCAAAGACTACGCCGAATTTGAGGCAAAGCTGTCCGAGCTTGATTTGAGCAAGGGCGACAATCTCTTGATCCAGCGTTTGGTTTCAGACGGCCTTTCGGCTTGGGCTGACGGAGCGGGCGATGGACGGGATTGAATACAGCTTCGCGGGGCTGGTCGATAAAGCCGCTTTCGCGCATTTCAAGGCTAAGAAAATCCTGCCCGGATTCAGTCATTACGATGTGTGGCTGTATCAACACAGCCTTGCCTTTACCGTCGCCAAGATGATGGACGCGGATATGCTCGCCGAAGTCAAAGACGCCATCGAATCCGCGCAGCAAAACGGCACGGCGTTTGCCGATTTTAAAAAGCGTTTAAAACCGTATTTAATGGCTAAAGGCTGGTGGGGCGAGCAAGTGATGACCGACCCGCTGGACGGCGAGCCGAAATTGGTACAGCTCGGCAGTACGCGCCGTCTGAAAACCATTTTCAACACCAATATGCAGACCGCCTTTGCGGCGGGACAGTGGCAGCGAATACGGGCAAACAAAAAAGCTCTGCCGTATTTGCGCTACAACCATTCCGCCGCCGGGCATCCTCGTGACAGCCATAAACGCTACTACGGCTTAGTTCTACCGGTTGACCACGACATCTGGAAAGTCATCTTTCCACCCAACGGCTACGGCTGCAAATGCTCGGTGTCCGCACTGACCCGTCGGCAGGCGGAGCGTGAGGGCATCAGCGGCGAGCCTGATGTGGATATGGTCGAGTTTACCAATCCGCGCACGGGCAAAACGGTATTGATTCCCGACGACATCACGCCGAGCTTTGCGCATAACCACGGCGACAGGCTGGGCGCAATGGACGCGCTGTTTGGCGAGAAAAACGGCGAAGAGGCGCTGTCCGCCATGATTGCCGAGCGCGAGGCGTGGCTGGACAAGCGGTATAGCGTGCCGTCTGACAAAGTGGCGGTGTTGGCTTTGCCGGACAAGGTATCGGGAAAAGAATTGCGCAGGCTGACAAAAGAGCAGTCTGCCAACAATACCAAAGACCACGAAGCGAGAGCTGCGGCAGCGTGGCAGGCTGAAACGGGAGACAGGCTGGAAGTGTTCGATTTGCCCGTGGAGAAAGGTAAGGGTCAAGCCGATTATCTGATTGTTTCAGACGACCTGCCCCGCGAGGAATGGGTAAAACTGGATTTTATGTTTACCGAAAATCCCGACCGTGCGGAATTGATGAACCGTTATTTTGCACACACCGCCGGGGCGTGGAATACTAAGGTTGAAAAAATTCAGGAGCATTTTGATAAAGCCGATATTGTCCCACTTGATTTACGCCACCTGAATGCGGCAAACCGGCATAAATTGTTGCAGTATGTGTTATCATTGCCGAAAGAACAGCGGGATAAAGTCCGCTTATTGGTAAAAATATCGGAGTAAGTCATGCCGTCTGAACTGTATGTCAGCCGCGAGGTAAAAGTATTTTTAGGCGGGAAAACCGCCCCGTCCGAATTGTTGGACTATCTGTACCCGCGCCTTGCCGAAATTGACAAGGAGGCAGCCGACCAAATGCAGGGCGAGTTTTCGGGCTGCGTGTTTTCGGTTGCGGATTTGTCCGCTGCGGCATTTGCCAATGTGTACGGATGGATACTTGAGGCGGCAGAAAAGTCCGAGTGGATTAAGCCGTACAAGTCCGATTTAAAAGCCGCACTTGACGCTGATCCGAGATTTAAACCTGTATAACCCGAAGGTCGTCTGAAACCGTTTCAGACGACCTTTTTTCATAGTCGCTCAAATTTCGCGTTTTGGCGCGTTTTATCGGTCGGGATAGGCAAAGGTATGTCCGAATGTTTAAAGTCAATCTGACGCAGCCCTAAAAGCCCTCTGAAAACGTTTTTTAAACCGCCGCCGTCTGCATTTTTGGATATGCCCTAAATTTGCGATTTTAGGCGGGTCGGATGCCAAAGATAGGCAAACCCCCGCCAGAGTCTTAAAAATCAATCTGACACGATTCTAAAGCGGTTTTAAAGTGGGTATTTTCATATTTTACGCATGAGGATTTTCAAAGGTCGTCTGAAACCTGAAATACGGTTTTAGGCGGCCTTTTGCATTTCGGACGGCGAAGTGAAGTCATGCCGCCGTCTGTTTGCCGTCATGCGTTGCACAATGGCGGCTATGAATACGAAAACATCACCCCTCAATATCAAATTGTCCGCCGCGCTGCCGGTTGCCTTGGCGACCCGTGCGGATGATGTGCGCACCTTTAAAGGCGTCGCCAATTCGGGCAAGCCGTTCGGCTACGGCGGTTATCAGACCGTCGTCGATTTGGCGGAGCTGTCGCACAAAGCGTCCGTCCCCGTCCTGCTGGAGCATTCGCCGCTGAAAATGGCGGGCGTGTGCAGCCTGTCGGTAACGGCGGACGGTCTGATTGCCGAGGGCAGTCTGTTGTCCAACGAGTTTGGCACGCAGATTGCCGAAGCCGCCGACCAAGGTTTTCCTTGGGAAATGTCGGTTTTCGCGCAGGCGGAATCCTACGAGGAGCTGGCGGCGGGCGCGGTATTGTCCGTCAACGGCAACGAGGTAACGGGTCCTGCGGTGATTTTGCGCCGCTGCACCATCCGCGAGGTGTCGTTTACCGCCGTCGGCGTGGACAGTGAGACGGAGGCGGTGGTGTTGTCGGACGGCAGCCCCTTGCCGGATATTTTTAAACAACCTTTGGAGTTATCCATGACACCCGAAGAAAAGCAAGCGTTTGACGACCTGAAGGCAGAAGTCGATACGCTCAAGGCTGAAAAAGCCGAAGCCGAGAAAAAGCTGAAAGAAGCCGAGGTGACCGCCAAGAAAAATCAAGTCAAGGCGAAATTGTCCGCCGCAGGTTTCAAAGAAGTCGAAGACGGCAAGTTTGAAGGCTTGTCCGACGCAACCATGACCGTGCTTTTGTCTGCCGATATTGCGGCGGCTGAAGCCATGATTGCCGATTTGACGCCGAAAGCAGCACCGTCTGTCGTGCCGCCCGCGCTGTTTAGCGAAGGCGCAGGCAGTGGCAAGCCTGAAGAAACTGCCGCAGAAGGTAAATTCTCTATTGCCAGCCGCAAAGGCTCATTGGGAGGCTCTTATGTCTAAAGTCAAAACCGAAATCTTAGGCCCTGTTATTTCCGACTTTTTGAAATACGAAGCGACGCCGCAGACCCGCGTTGCCGTTGCCGCCGATGTCGGCACGAAGGCAGGCAAGTTTGTCGAGTACCCGCTGCGCGGCAAAAAGCTGCTTGCGCTGACCGATGAAGCCGACGGCAAAGTCATCGTCCAACCGCTCAACTGCATCATCGACCTGTCAAAAGTCGCCGATGCAGACGTCAAAGCAGCAACTACCGGCAAAACCTTGGACGCACTGAAAAAAGAAGGCGACGCATACGGCATCGTTTACCAAGGCACACCCGCCGCCTGATTTCAGACGACCTTTAAACCCGATTTAACAAGGACACATCATGCCTTTATCCGATAACAGCAAGTTTGGCGTGCAGGCTTTGACCACCGCCGTCAACAAAATCGACCCGGGCGCAAGCCAAATCCGCGAGCTGGGTATTTTCGAACCCGAATATCTGACCACCACTTATGCCGACATTGAGTTCCAAGACGGCAAAGTCAGCTTGGTTGCCAGCAAAGAGCGCGGCACATCCGGTCAGGCGGTGGACAGCCCGAAACGCACCGTCCGCACCGTCAAAATTCCGCACCTGCCGATTCATGACGTCATCCGCGCCGACGACGTGCAAAACCTGCGCGCTTTCGGTACGACCCAAGCCGCAACGGTCATGGACAAGGTCAACGAAAAGCTGGCCGGCGGCAAATCCGACCTTGAATACACCCGCGAGCATCTGATGCTCGGCGCGTTGCAAGGCAAGATTTTGGATGCGGACGGCAGCGTGATTTTGGACATCAGCACCGATTTCGGCGTTACACGCAAAACGCAAAATATCGAATTGTCCAAAGACACGACCGAAGTCGGCTCGGTATTGGACAAGCTCTTGTCCGAGCAACGCCAAAAATTCGCCGGTGCGCAGGTGCGCGGCTGGGTGGTGTATTGCGGCATCGATTTCCTGAACGCGCTCAAAGAGCATAAATCCATCTTCGAAGTGTACAAACGCTACGACGAGGCACGCGCCTACCGCGAAGGCGATACGCTCAATCCGTCCGAGTTTGTCCACAAGGGCATCCGCTTTATCGAGTATGCCAACCATTTCGGCAGCGACGCCGACATTGCGGCGGACAAGGCGATTCTGTTGCCGGTTGGCCGTAATCTCTACAAAGAGTATTTCGCCCCAGCCGACATGACCGCCACCGTCAACACCCGCGCCCTGCCGTATTACGCCAGCCGCGAGAAATTGCAGCACGACAAAGGCTGGAGCCTGCATGTGCAGTCCAACCCGCTGCCGATTGCGCTGCGTCCCGAGTTGTTGGCAACGCTGACCATGTCTTAAACGGATTTCAGACGACCTTTAGGGCAAGTTTAAAGGTCGTCTGAAAACGGAGGACGGCATGATTACCATCCAAGACATGATTACCCGCTTCGGCGAGCGGGAGATGGCGGAGCGGTCGAACCATGAAAACTACGAATACATCAACGAAGATGTATTAAACGCGGCAATCGCCGATGCAGAAGAAGAGGCGGCAAGCTACCTTCGGGCGGCGAAACTGTTTTTTACCGACGACACCGCGCCGCAGGTTTTGAAAATCAAAGTCTGCGACATCGCCCGCTACTACCTCTACGACGACGCGGTAACAGGCATTGTCGAGGAGCGTTATCAGTCGGCAATCGCTTGGCTCAAGATGGTCGTCAAAAATCCGAATATGTTGGACGAGAGCCGCGTATCGGATGACCGCAGGCCGTCAACGTGTGCCGTTTATGTCAATGCCGAAACCGATTTGCGGGAATGGCTGAAGGAGTAAGCGATGCGGATTACGGTATCGCACGACTTATCGCGCATCGCCCAAAGCCTGAGCCGCCTGTCGGGCAAATTGACGGGCAGCCTTGAAGAACCTTTGCGCGCCATCGGCGGCATCCTCGAATCTTCGACCCGCCGCCGTATCGCCGAAACCAAAACCGCGCCCGACGGCAAACG